GGCATCGGCAAGGACATGCTGCGGCAGGTCGACGGCGCGCTGGACGGGCCCGAGGTGCCGAAGCCGGGCACCTACACCACCACCTCGACCAGCGTGGACGTCCTCAACCCCGCCGACGCCAAGGCGCTGACTCGGGCCATGCTCCAGCAGGAGCTGGGCCGCGACCCGACGCAGGCGGAGTACGAGGACTTCCTCGCCGCGATCAACGCCGCCGAGCGGGCCAACCCCACCACGCAGACCACGACCACCAAGTACGTCCTCGACAAGAACGACAGCCTCCGGGTGGCCGACCAGAGCACCGAGACCGAGATGGGCATCGGTGCCGAGGGGCTGGGCCAGTTGGCGTACGACAAGGCCCGGCAGCAGCCGGGCTGGGCCGAGTGGCAGGCGATGGGCACCTACGCTCCGGCCCTCTTCCAGGCTCTCGGAGCCGCTGTTCCCGGGACCTAAAGGTCCGGGTCGTCGTAAACCTCGTCCCAGTCAATCGGACTGGGCTCGGGAAGGTTGTCGAGAGCCTCGACTAGTGCATGAGACTCTTCGGTAACGTGCAGGACGGCGGGGTCGTTCACGTCCCACGGAAGGCCGTCCCATTCGGATGACGTCATACATGCAACCCTAGCACCCGAAAGATGAGAGACAATGGCGTGGTCTGACGAACAACTTCGCAACGCCGCGATCATCTACAAGGTCGGCCGGAGCATGGGCCTCGGCACCCGGGACATCCAGATCGGGCTCATCACGGCGATGGTGGAGTCCAACCTCGTCAACGTCAACTACGGCGACCGGGACTCCCTCGGCCTGTTCCAGCAGCGCCCCTCGATGGGGTGGGGGACGCCCGAGCAGGTCACCGATCCGCAGTACGCCGCCCGCAAGTTCTTCTCCACCCTCCGGGGCCTCGGCGGTCGCCGGTTCCAGATGGGCATGGGGGAGGCCGCACAGGCCGTGCAGCGGTCGGCCTACCCCGGCCGGTACGCCGAGCGGATCTCGGAGATGCGGAACATGTGGCCGGAGGTCGCACAGACCGCTGGCTCCCAGCAGTTCACGATGGACGGCAACCCCTACCTGCCGGACATGCCCGCGATCCCGACGCCCAGCGTCGCGCAGATCATGGCTCCCTACACGCAGGAGGAGCCCGGCGCTCCCACCCCCGACGCCATGCTGGGGGCGTGGGGGATGAACTCCCCGCTCATCCCGCCCGAGCCCGAGATCGACCCGATGGAAGTGGGAGCTGGCACCTTCATTTCCTCGGGAACAACCCAGTTCCTTCAGCAGACCTCCGGCCCGTACGGAGCCGGCGTGGACGGCTGGCGCAAGGCAGTCATCGAGGCCGCGAGAGGTGCCCTCGGCACCCCGTACGCGTGGGGCGGGAACAGCCTCGCCTCGGGGGTCGACTGCTCCGGTCTGGTGCAGCAGGCCTTCGCCCGGGCCGGCATCAACCTGCCCCGGGTCTCCTACCAGCAGGCGAACTACGGCACCCGCACGAAGATCCGGAACCTCCAGCCCGGCGACCTCGTGGCGTGGGACAACTCCTCCCGCAACAACGGGGCCGACCACATCGCCATCTACCTCGGCGGGGGCCAGATCATCGAGGCCCCTCGCCCGGGGTCCTCTGTCCGCATCCGCAGCCTCGGCCCCAATGAGGGTGCGTGGGGCGTCGCGATCACTCGATAAGGGACGGTTATGCCGCCGAAGAAGAAGCAGGACAAGATCGACCGCGATGAGATCGAGTCCGAGTACGGGCTGTCCTACGCCCTCTTCCAAGCCTTCCCCGAACTGAAGCGCCTGCTCCAGCGGGCGGTCAACCAGAACTACGACGCCAACAAGTTTCAGGTCGAGCTGCGGCAGACCGAGTGGTTCAAGAAGCACTCCGACGTCTGGCGTCAGAACATCGCCCTGAAGTACTCCGACCCGGCCACCTACCGGGAGCGGCTGGCGAACAGCCGCACGGCGTTGCAGAACCTCGCCGCCGCCTACGACGCCGACCTGACCCAGAAGGCCACGAAGCGGCTCGCGGAGCGGGCCCTGCTCTTCGGGTGGGACGAGGACCAGATCCGCAACGTGCTGGCCTCCCACGTCCGCCCCGGCAAGGACGGCGGCTACGAGGGCCAGCTCTCCGCCATCGAGGACCAGCTGCGGGCCACCGCCTCCCGCAACGGCGTCCGGCTCGGCCGGGACCAGATGAAGCACTGGATGCGCCAGATCGTGCGGGGCAACTCCTCGCAGGAGCAGTACGAGGGCTTCATCCGCGCCGAGGCCGCGAAGACCTTCAAGGCCTACGCCGAGCAGATCAACGGCGGGGTCGACCTGATCGACGTCGCCTCGCCCTACTTGCAGTCGATGGCCGACATCCTCGAACTGAACGTGGGCTCCCTCGACCTGTTCGACCGGAAGATCCGCAAGGCCATGTCGCACAAGAACGACAAGGGTGAGCACGTCCCGATGTCGATCTCCGACTTCGAGGATGAACTCCGCAAGGACCGGCGCTTCCAGTACACCGATCAGGCCCGCCAGCAGGTGACCGAGTACGCGGTCAACCTCGGCAAGATGTTCGGTGTCCTCGGGTGAGCGTCACCGTCGCCACAGTCAACCTGCGGCACACCAGTTCCCGGCGTCAGATGCAGGCCGACCTGAAGACGCTCATCAACCGGCAGGCGCACGTCATCGGCTTGCAGGAGGTCGACCTCACCCGGGCCCGGCAGCTGCGCCCCTTCCTCGCCCGGCAGGGCTACGGGCTCGCCATTCAGGCCGGCGTGCCGATTGCCTACAAGCTGAGCAAGTTCCGGCTCGCCAAGGCCGGCGTCCGCAACCTGTCGCCGGCGAAGTTCGTCGGCCCCGGTGGGGCCGGCCCGACCACGGCCCGGGCCAAGCGGGCGAACTGGGTCGCGCTGGTGGACAAGAAGACCGGCAACAAGAGCGTCTTCAGCAATTCCCACTTCACCGCCTCGCGGCGGATGCCCAAGCGGGCCCCGCTCTGGCACCAGCAGGTCACCGGCACCGCCGAACTCCAGCGGGACCTGCGACAGCGGTTCGGTCCCGGCGTCGGGTTGTTCTTCATGGGCGACCTGAACACCTCCAAGCCGGGCTCCCTCGCCCCGCTGAGGCGGGCGGGACTGAGCACCTATCAGGCTCCTCGGAAGACGCACCGCGTCGGGCGCATCGACTGGATCGCCTCCAACCGGAAGCCCGGAGAGCGGGAGGTCGTCGGCGGTCTCCACACCGATCACAGCGCCTACCTCGCCACCTTCGGTCGTACGGAAAAGGACAAGGGCAAGGACGGCAAGGACAAGGACGGCAAGGGTGGCAAGGGTGGCAAGGGCCCCACGGACCTCGATCCCAAGGGGCCCGGCAATAACAACGGAGGCAATGTGGACAACACCTCGGCCTACGAACTCTTCGCAGACCTCCTAGAGTCTTGGGGCATTCCGGTCGGTGCAGACATCGAGGAGATCATCAAGAACGCGATCATCGAGGGCTACACGCCCGACATGATGGAGTTGCTCATCCCCGATATCCAGAACACCGAGTCGTGGAAAAGCCGATTCCCCGGCTGGCACGAGCGGGTGGCGAACGGCTACAACCAGCTCTCGGTCGGGGAATACCTCGAACTGGAGGACGCCTACCACCGGATTATGGAGGAGGCCGGCCTTCCCGCTGGCTTCTATGACGACCCCTCCGACTTCGGCAACTGGATCGCTCAGGACGTTTCCCCCGACGAGATCCAGAACCGGGTCGGCCTCGCCACCGACGCGGCGAAGAAGATCGACGGCACCGCGCGGAACCTGATGGCCCGCTTCTACGGGCTCACCACCGGCGACATCGCCTCCTACTTCTTGGATCAGGCCCGGGCCCTGCCCGTGATCCAGCGCCAGTACGAGTCCGCCAACGTCGCCTCGTGGGCCAGCAAGGCCGGCTTCGACGTCACCAGCATGGGCCGCTACGAGAACCTCGTGGACTCCGGCATCACCGCCGAGCAGGCGGCGAGTGCCTACGGGACCGTCAAGAGCCTCTCCGACACCGTGGGGGAGATCGCCGGCATCTACGGCGAGACCTACGGGCAGGGAGACGCCGAGGAGGACGTGTTCTTCGGCAGGAGCGACAAGCGGCGGCGCATCGTCGAGGCGGAGCGGGGAACCTTCTCCGGCCGCTCGCAGGGCTCCACCGGCTCAGCTAGCCGAAACCCGTACTGATGATCGACTGCGACTACTGCGGCCAACCCCTCGACGGCACGGGATGTCGCTGGCTGTGCCCGCGCTGCGGGATGAAACTCAACTGCTGCGAGGGTGCCCCGCTCCCCGAGCGGGACCTCGACGAGCCGTGGCTGTGAGGAGCCCCGGGGATTGGGGACCGCGTTCCGGGGCGTTCCCCGGGGCTCCTCTGCCCCGGGCTGCGCCAGCCGGATTCCCATACGGGATGCCCGAGACGGCGCAACCATACGCATGCAAGCGCTGGTTGCACAAGTAGAGGCGGGGCCCCCCTCACAGAAGAGACCCCGCCTCTGGTGCGGAGAACGCCAACCCCCCAGTCATTGCCCTCCGCTTGCGCGCAGGCGCAACCGTAGCACCTGACGCTAGTCCATGCCGACCAACAGCGCCATCGAGGTACAACTGCCCATCTGGAAGGTGACCCCCCAGAACTTCAGTGCCCCGCTGGCAACCCTGCCGGCCGGCGTCAACATCGCGACGGCCACGGTCCCCGCGCAGGCCGTGACCCCTAGCGCCTCGACCAGAGTGCGCATCCCAACGGGCGTCTGGGTCGCCACCTCGCCGTCGCACCGCTCGGGGATCATCGGCCCCGAGAACTGACGATTGCTCTGGAACATCGAGCAGTTCTCGCTGTCGCCGCGCACCATGTTGATGTAGATGCCCCGGGCTCGCAGGTTGCCGGTGGCGGTGGCCTCACGCCCCGCCGCCCGGCTGGCGTCCAGCATCCGGTCGATCTTGCGCACGATGACCCGACGCGCCTTGCGGGGCTTCTTGAACAGCCGGTTCGGGCTGAACCCGTCCCGGTCCCTGCCCAGCGCGTTGTTGTGGAACTTGCGATTGAAGCGCTTCGCCTTCCGCGTGGGCGTGCGGCAGGCCCCGGCGTCGTTGGTCGCGCAGGTGATGACGACCCGCTCCCGCGCGGAGGGCTCGGCGGCGGTGGCCTTGCCCACCACCCAGCCCACGGACACCCCGACCAGCGTCAGCACCAGCAGGTAGATGACCGCCCTCCCCGGAGTTTCCCTGAAGGTGATCCTCTGCATAAACAATTCCCCCTTTGGGTGAGTTTCTTCTCGGGACAGTAACACCACAGTTTCCCCCCGGTCCACGCCGACGAGGCCGGGGGCGGACCAGTCGGCAATCCACGGAGCCACATCTCAGCCCTTGGGGGATGTGCGGCCATAAACAAGGAGGGACCGCGTGAGCGGCTATTTCGACGATCCGGACGAGCGTTCGGACAACAGCGGCGGTGGGCTGCGCAAGCAGCTCGAAGACCTTCTCAGCGAGAACCGAGAACTTCGGAAGCTCGTGGAGGGGGACCGACAGGCAGCCAAGGCAACCACCGCGACCGACCTGTTGAAGTCAAAGGGGCTCGATCCCGCCGTGCTTCAACTCGTACCCGAAGAGGCCGACCCGGTCGAGTGGGTGGAGAAGTACTCCCACCTGCTCGGCGCGAAGGGCACCGAGACGGACGAGACGAAGATCGACGAGCCCGCAGTAGAGGCTGCATCCGATGACGACCCCGCCCTCGTCGCAGAACGAGAGGCGCTCGCCGCAATGCAGGACGCAGCCACGGCCGGATCACAGGCCACCGTCTCCAACGACGTCATCGAGAAGATGAAGAACATCACCGATGAAGCCGAATTCCTGAAGTTCATTCGGGAGAACGGGGGCGTAGGGGCCTGACCGTCGTAGTCAAGCCAACCTGAAAGGAATGTCGACATGGCGAACGCCTACACCGACATGACTTCGGGGTCCTCGCTCGGCCTCAACCTCGTCAAGACCGGCTATGAAAAGCTGGTCGCGTTCAAGCTCCGCTCGGAGCCTCTGTTCCGGCGAGTGGCCGACACCCGCGCCACGGCGCTGACCAACCCCGGTGACACCGTTGTGTTCAACCTGTACAACGACCTCACCGCAGAGACCACCAACATCTCCGAGACGGTGAACCCCGACTCCGAGGCGGTCCCCTCGACCTCCACGGTTTCCGTGACCCTCAACGAGATGGGCTCTACGGTCATCCCGACCCTGAAGCTCCGCACCCTGACCTTCTCGGACATCGACCCTGCCGTGGCGAACCTCGTCGCGCGCAAGCTGGCGGAGTCCGTGGACCTGCGGGTGCGTGCTGTTCTGGACGCGGGCACGAACGTCGCCCGCTCCAACGCTGGTGTCCCCAGCACCTCCAAGGCCCTGAACACCCTCACCACCGGTGACACGTTCAAGAGCCAGATCCCCCAGACCCTCGTCGCCAAGATGCGCGGGAACAACGTCATCGAGAAGATGGATGGGAACACCTTCGGGTGCTTCATTCACCCCGACGTGGCGTACGACTTCCGTCGCGAGACCGGTGAGCTGGGCTGGCGGTACCCGCACAACAACGTTGCTCCTGACAACCTCTGGAAGGAGCAGATCGGTGTGTTCGGCGGTGTCTCGTACATCGAGTCGCCGCGTTGCCGGACCAACACCGACGGTGCGTCCAGCAAGACCGTCTACCGGTCCTACCTGTTCGGTGCTCAGGCGCTGGCGGAGGTCGTGGCCATCGAGCCGCACCTCGTCATCGGCCCGGTCGTAGACCCGATGCTGCGGTTCCGTCCGCTGTCGTGGCACGGCCTTGCCGGCTGGAGCGTCTACCGGCAGGAGGCGCTCTGGCGCGTCGAGTCGGTCTCCAGCATCGACAGCTTCTGATCCTTCGCGGATCAACCGAGGGGCCCCCTCTCCGGAGGGGGCCCCTCTTCTGTCTCTCGACCCCCTAGAGGAGTACGCACACATGGCTCTCGCCAAGTGGTTCACCAACGGACCCAAGCACATCGCTTCCGACGTCAACTGGGACACCGACACCATCCGGGTCGCGCTCCTCGACAGCGGGGCCACCATTGATCAGGACGCCGACGAGTTCTTCGACGACGTCTCCGCCGACGAGGTCACCGGCACCGGCTACACGGCCGAGGGTGCCGCTCTGACGACCTCGGCACCCACCGCCGACTCCACCTCCAACGAGACCCGGCTCGACGCCTCAGACGTCGTCTGGGACGCCACGGGCGGTGCTCTGGCGGCGGCGTACGCCGTCATCTACAAGGACTCCGGCACCCCCGCGACGTCGCCCCTGCTGGGCTACGTCGACTTCGAGGGCACGGTCACCGCCACGAACGACACCTTCACGATCACTTGGGACTCGACCGGCGTTCTGAAGTTCACGGCGGCGTAGCCCGATGGCATTCACCGTGCGCACGCGCCGGCGAATCGGGACACCCCCCACCCCGGCGCAGACCGTCGTCACGGTCAGCGGGGAGGACATCCTCGTGGACGGAGTGCCGCGCAAGCTGTACGGGACCCGGTCGGCCTCGGCCACCTACAACCAGACCAAGACCGATCACCTGATCGCGCAGCTGGACGACTACAAGGCCCACGGCATCTACTCCACCGCCGTCTACCTGATGGGCAGCTCGGGGGGTCACTACAACCCGATCAACTCCACCGGCACCGGCTTCACCGATGGCGGCGGACACATGGACCGGATGCAGCAGATCGCGCAGGCGTTCCTCGACCGGGGCATGGTGCTGGTGGCCGGGCTGTTCTACACCAACGCGGACTGGCCCACCATCAACGACCCGGACCAGCTGACCGCCTTCACCGAGGCGGCGAAGCTCTTCACCTCCGAGCTGTCGTCGTTCCCGAACGTCATCCTCAACATCGCCAACGAGGCCAGTCACACCGGCTACGCGGACTTCTGGACCGACGACGGGCTGCCCAACACTCAGCACGTCGCGGCGGCGATGCACGACGTCAACCCCGACGCCATCGTGGGCACCGGGGGCCCGAGCCCCGCCCACAACGAGCGCATCGCTGCCCGTGAGGACATCGACATCCTGTTGATGGACACCACCACCACGACCATCGGGACGAGGTACGACGACCTCCGCGCCGGGGCGGCGACCGGCGCTGAGGTCACCAAGCCGATCCTCAACGTCGAGACCTTCGGCAACGTCAGCAAGGACTTCGCGGAACCTCGCGGGGTCTTCTCCGACGACTGGAAGAAGGCCACAGACCCCAAGGGCGACTACATCGTCGACATCGACGAGTGCGCGACCCGCAACGTCGGGTCCTTCTTCTTCGACGGCCGCTGGTCCCAGCCGAAGTCGGTCACCGGGGGCGGCATGGACGAGGACGACATCCGCTACGACCTCGCCGGCTACGGCACCCTCGCGGACCCCGGCTTCCGCTGGTGGGCCGAATACGTCCGCGACCACGGCAACCCTTGGTGAGGAGCTAGTTCATGGCTTGGAGCTTCCCCGACACTCCCGACGCCATCAGCGCCCCTGATGGCAGCGATCCCACCGGCTCCCTGTCCGCATCCCTCATCGACGGCGACGCGGTGCTGGTCATCGGTGGACACCCCCGAGGAACGGCCGGCACCTTCCCCAACCCCATCGGCCCGGTCAGTGGGAGCGGGTACACCGAGCTGTTCAACCAGATGTCCGCGACCGGCTCCTCCAGCGACGTCCATGTGGGCGTGTGGGTGAAGTTCATGGGGGCCACCCCCGACACCACCATCACCTGCGAGGGCACGGGCACGAGCACCTCGGACGCCGCCGCCTATGCGATCCACTACATCCGGGGAGCCAACCCCTCGGACTTCCTCGCCGCTGCGATCACCTACACCGCCGCCGTAGGAGCGGTCGACCCGCCCTCGATCACCCCCGACGTGGCCGGCGCGCTCATCATCGCCTGCACGGCGGTCCCCAACAACGACGGCACCGCCACACCGCCGACCGGCTACACCATCTGGGGCGGAGCCAACCAGACCGACACCCGAGCCTTCTCGGTCCACACGGCCCGCAAGGAACTGGTCTCGGCCACCGCCGAGGACCCCGACGCGTTCACCAGCGTCAACGTCGGGACCGCCACGGCCCTCGCGTTCACGCTGGCGCTGGCTCCCGCGACCTCGAACGCCCCGGTCACGATCAACGCCCCTGCCGGCAACGCCACCGCTACCGCGCCCACTCCGAACGTTTTGGGCGGCTCGGCGGCTGCCGGAAACGTCAGCGCACCTGCGGCCAACGCCACGGCCTCGGCCCCCTCGGGCACCGTCGAGACCCAAGTCACGATCTACCCCCCGGTGGCGAACGCCTCGGCGTCCGCCTCTGTGCCCTCGACGGAGGGCGGCACGGGTGGTGACCACGTCGCGATCAGTGCGCCGGCTGCCGTCGCCACGGCGACCGTCCTCGTCCCGGTCCTCACTGCCGCCATCACCATCCCCGTCCCCAGCGGCACGGCGACCGCCACCAGTCCCACGCCACAGCACATCGGACCGGCAACCCCCGGCGCGGTCACGGTCCCTGCGGGCACGGCGACCGCGACCGCCGTCGCGCCCTCCGTGGTGGCCCTCGTCAGCCTGCGTTACTCGCCCCCCACGCACGAGGAGGCGATCCGCTCCGAGGAGCGCATCCTGCGCTACTTCCGGATGACCACCGCCATGTCGGTCGTCCGGGTGAACGGCGTCTTCACCCAGATCCGGATGCCCAGTCCAGAACTGCTGGAGGGGCTGGTCAACGGCGTCGACTACTTCCGAGGCGGCTACATCTACCCGGTCACCGAGGACCAGCTCGAAGAGCTGAGCGAGGCCGGCTTCCCCAGTTCGGTCTAGAGAGAGGGCGACATGCAGGCGACTGTCAGAGCCGCGCTCAACCAGCGGGTCCGCAAGGGCACCCTCTGCGTCAACGTGAAAGACCTCGGGGCCAAGGGGAACGGCCTGCGCGACGACACCGTGGCGATCCAGCGGGCGATCAACCGCGTAGCCCGCAGGGGCGGCGGGATCGTCTTCTTCCCCGAGGGCACCTACCGGATCACCGACACGCTCCTCATCGAGGACGACGACGTGGTCCTGCTCGGCGCACCCGGGGCCGAGCTGGACGCGACAGGGATGCCCAACCAAGTCACCCTCTCCAGCCAGTTCGCCATTCAGGCGCTCGGTACGCAGGGGTCGAACGTGACCATCACGAGCGACCTCGCGGCCGGAGACGACACGGTCGTGGTCACCTCGACGTCCGGCTTTGCCGCAGGCGACATGGTGCTCATCACCAGCGACGAGAAGTACGCGGACGGGGCCAGTGCAGGCGGCGACCGTGGGGCCCTGTACCGGATCGAGTCGATCACCGATGCGACCACCCTCGTCCTGACCGAGCCGTCGTGGTTCTCCCACGCCGCCGCGTCGTCAGCGAGGATTCGCACGATCACCCCAGTGCGGGGCTTCGGCGTCGACAACCTGACCCTGCGCGGCGGGGGCGAGGACGACCTCGACCACTGCGGCATTCAGGTGCGGTACGCCGAGGAGCCGATCCTGCGCAACGTCACGGCGCACCGCTTCCGCGACACCGCGATCCAGTTCCGCACCGTCTGGGGCGGCATCATCGACCGGCCCATCACCCGGGACGGCATCCACACCGTCGCCGGCCAGACCGGGTACGGCGTGTCGGTCGTCGACGGCTCCCGCCACACACAGGTGCTCTACCCCGAGGCGTCCAACAGCCGCCACGCGGTCACCGGTGGCGGCAACCCCGTGTCCATCCACGTCAACGTGGTGCAGGGGGTCGCCATCGACATGCGCGCCGCCGCCTTCGACTGCCACGAGGAGTGCTGGTGGTGGACCTTCGACCACTGCGAGGCCTACGGCGGGGACGACGCCGGCTTCGGCATCCGGGGTCAAGAGACGACGCTGATCTCTCCGAAGTCCCACCGTGCCGGCAACCACGGCATCCACGTCAAGAACTACGACACCGTGACCTCGGGCCTGCGTGGCCCCATGATCATCAACCCCGACATCCGGGACTCCGCCGACAGCAACATCCTGTGGGAGGGGACGACCGACTGCCGCATCTTGGGGGGCGGGATCTTCGGTGGCTCGCTGCGCGGGGCCAACTCGGGCAACAACGTGACCGTCTGGCGCTCGGACGACGTGACCATCGCGGCGGACGAGTACGACGGTGCCACCGGCAGCGGTGGTGACGGGAACAACGTCCGGCTCGTCGGGGCCAGCAGCTCGGACCGCTGCACGAACGTGGTGATCCGCCCGGGCACGTTCCGCAATGCAGTCGCCCGCTGGCTGAAGGCCGACTTCACCGACGCCCTCACCTTCGACTCGCCCTACGTCGTCCACAGCCCGACGACCGCCTCGTACCTGACCTCCTGCACCCGCGTCCGCAAGGTGGGCGAGATGACCGGGCCGGCCGCGCCAGTGACAACCGCGACCACGAACAGCGACAGCGACGTCACCCTGACCACGCTCGCCTCCTCGCCCATCCGCAGGCACAACGGGACGCTGACCGCCGACCGGACCGTGACCCTGAGCGCGAACAACGCCCACGCCGGAGCCCGCTTCCGGATCATCCGGACGGGTGGAGGGGCGTTCAACCTCAATGTCGGCACCGGGCCCTTGAAGGCCCTTGCCACGAACCAGTGGTGCGACGTCGAGCACGACGGGACCAACTGGGTCCTGACCGCCTTCGGCTCCCTCTGATCCATCTACCGAGAGGTTTCTCATGGCCTGCACGTCCTCGTGCCGAACCCAAGACCACGCCTCGTACGGCGAATGCCTTCGAGACAAGAACCTGAAGACCGCCTACATGCAGGAGTGGAAGGGCAAGGACGCCACCGCCCAGAAGAAGGCGGACAAGAACCTCGACGCCTACGAGAGCGCCCGCAAGCACGGCATTCAGCCGAAGAGCACCCGCCCCGCTGATGTGCAGCGGGCGGTCCAGATCAGCGAGAAGACCGGGAAGGCATATCAGGCATGAGCCGACAAGTAGCAGCCAAGACCACCGCGACGATCCTTTCGTCCGCCGCCCGCACCGCCACCGGACAGAGTGGCGCTTTCTCCGTGGGGAACGGCGACAGCCTTGCCGTCCTCGTGGACGTCACCGCCGTCTCGGGCACCACCCCGTCCATGACGGTCAACGTCGAGTGGTCCCACGACGGGTCCAGCTGGTTCGTCGGAGACACCGCCGACGCCTTCACGGCGATCACCGCCGCCCGCAAGGCGACCAAGCGCTTCGAGGTGAAGGGCCTCTACGCCCGGCTCAACTACACCGTCTCCGGCACCACGCCGTCGTTCACCTTCGCAGCCCACGCCGTCACCGGGAGCTGAGTTGAGCATCCCCGACGACTTCGTGCCCTACGCCCGCTGGTCCCCGCGCCAGAAGGGCGCGACGCCGGCCTCCCACCCCATCGGCTCCACCCGGGGGGTGACCCTGCACTGGGAGGGCCCGCACATGGGTCCGTTCGCGCACAGCAAGTGCGCCGACAAGGTGCGGGTGATCCAGCGGTTCCACATCGTCACCCGGGGCTGGGCCGACATCGCCTACAACGCCGTGGTTTGCCCCCACGGCTCGGTCTTCGAGGGTCGGGGTCTGCACACCACGAGCGCCGCCAACGGCGACACCGTCCCCAACGACACCCACTACGCCGTCTGCTACCTCGGCGGCGAGAACGACCCGTTCACCGACGCCGGCAAGCAGGGCTTCCACGACGCCGTGCAGTGGCTCCGCACCGAGGGGGACGCCGGCCCCGAGGTCAACGGCCACCGGGACCACAAGTCCACCGCCTGCCCGGGCGACGCCATCTACGCGTGGCTCCGTAGCCACAACTTCAACTTGGAGGACGACATGTTCAGCGAGGAAGACCGCAAGGACTTGAAGGAGCTGAAGGAGGGACTCGCCTCGCTGCGCGAGCTGGTGGTGAGCATCCGGGGCAAGGAGCGGGAGCGCGACCAGCGCATCGCCGGCCGGGACAAGGCCCGGGACGACGCGGTCCTCGATGCCGTCAAGGGCGACAAGTGACCAGTGTCGCCACCCTGAACCTCGGTGACGGCCCGCACCACCAGAAGCTCTCCGACCTACACAAGCTGGTGAAGAAGGGCGTCACGGTCATCGGGTTGCAGGAGGCGGGTGACCGACTCCCGGTGCTGGAGGCCTTCCTCGACTCGCACCTGACGTGGCGGCTGTACCGACCTCCCTTCCCCGGGGCCGGTTCCGTCCCGATCCTCTACAACGCGG